CGGCATACCAGACCATGAGAAATCGGAAGTAGATGAATATGGTACAGTCTGGCATCCTGTTGTACATAAAGGTCTCTAATTTTGGTATCTTATAAATATCAGTAAGGTTGAATTTTGAATATGGGCATAAGAAAACTTATGAGTATTGAATATTTTAAAATAATTAGCTAATTAAAAGGAGAAACCTAAATGGCATTTCAAGTATCACCAGGTGTTCTCGTACAAGAAAAAGACTTAACTAGAATTATACCAGGCGTATCAACATCAATAGGTGCTGTCGCTGGTCAATTTAATAAAGGACCTTTAGATCAGGTCGTGGCTATTTCTAGTGAACAAGAGTTAGTAGATACCTTCGGAAAACCAGATTCAAATACGTTTGAGTTTTTTTTCACGGCGGCAAACTTTCTACAATACTCTAACGCTTTAAGAGTAGTACGAGCATCCAATACAGGATCTACAAACGCTAACACTATTGGCTCATCAAGTCAAATTAAAAATATTGATGACTATGAGTCAAATTTTGAAAGCGGAGCCGGCGTAGTAGGCACATTTGCAGCTAGAACAGCAGGAGCACACGGAAACAATTTACTTGTTTCTACTTGTCCTTCAGCAGCTGCTTTTGAACAAACAACTACAGGCGCTAGTATATCACTAGTAAACGAAGCTTCTAATACAGCAGTAGGAGATACGGTAATATCAGTTGACAACGGAGCTCATTTCGGTGTTGGCGATATTTTATCGTTTTCAACTACAGCAAGTACGGAAGACTTTGATGACGGAGAAGAATATAGAATAACAGGAGTATCAACAAATGATTTAACAATCGTTCAGCACCCTAGAGGTTCTGGTGGATTGAAAAGAATCATACTTGATAATTCACACATAAGAAGAAGATGGAAGTATTACGATTCAGTTGACGGCGCTCCAGGAACTTCAGCATATGCATCAGCAAGATCAGGTGTAAATGATGAGATTCATGTTGTAGTAGTTGACGAAGATGGTGGTATTTCTGGTACACCAGGAACAGTTATTGAAACTTTTTCAAAACTTTCTAAAGGTTCAGACGCTAAAACACCACAAGGTGACACTAATTATTATCCAACAGTAATTAAAAATAGATCACAACATATCTATTGGATGGATCATAATACAAGTGGTACCAACTGGGGTAGCGCCGTAACTGGTGTTACATTTACAGCAGTTAATACACCGACTTTAGAGTCACTATCAGCAGGTTCTGATGGTTCTACTGTAACAACAGGTGAATTAAAAGCGGCTTACGATAATTTCGCTGACGCTGACACTGTTGATGTAGGTTTAATTATGTCTGGTAAGTGTAATGCAACTCACGTTGACAACCTTATCACAATAGCAGAAAACAGAAAAGATGCAGTAGTATTTGCTTCTCCTGAAAGAGCTGATGTAGTTGACATAACAAACACAAATACACAAACAAATAATGTTATTGATTTCTTTGATAACATTAGATCATCAAGTTACGTTGTTTTTGACAGTGGTTACAAATACTGTTATGACAGATACAATGATGTTTATAGATATGTACCGTTAAACGGTGACACTGCTGGCCTAGCGGCTAGAACAGACTTAACAGCAGACGCTTGGTTCTCACCAGCGGGCTTTAACAGAGGTATTGTTAGAGGTGCTGTTAAATTGGCATATAACCCAACTAAATCACAAAGAGATCAACTTTATCCTAAGAGAGTTAACCCCGTGTCAACTTTCCCAGGTCAAGGTACCGTTCTTTTCGGTGACAAAACTGGATTATCTTCGCCATCAGCGTTTGATAGAATAAACGTAAGAAGACTTTTCATAGTATTAGAAAAGGCTATCTCAACTGCTTCTAAATTTCAACTCTTTGAGTTCAATGATGAATTTACAAGAGCTAACTTTAGAAATATCGTTGAGCCGTTCTTACGAGAAGTACAAGGTAGACGAGGTATTACAGACTTTTTAGTAGTTTGTGATGACACTAACAATACAGGAGAAGTAATTGATAGAAACGAATTTATTGCTGAGATTTTTGTAAAACCAGCAAGAAGTATCAACTTTATCACTTTATCTTTTGTAGCAACCAGAACTGGCGTGGCTTTTGAAGAAGTCGC